CGCCTGGCCCTGCACCCGATCCGCCGGGCGGCCCTCGGCCGCGACCAGGCCGACGCGATCACGGCGATGGCCCTCGGACAGATGCCCGACGACGTGGAAATGGACGTGGCCGGCGAGGGCACGGACTACGAGCGGATGCTCCGCGAGCGAACCGAGCGACGGGTACTCGACCTGTATGCCGAGCGGTTCGGGTTCGCGTTCACGACTTTCCTGCTGACGTGGGCGATCTCCGCCATCGTGCAGGCGCTCATCATGCGGTGGTGGCGGAAGCGGCAGGAGAACAAAACGTGACCCAGCGCACGAGCGACATCATCGACGTGGCGATCCGCGTAGCCCGCGAGTTCGGGTTTCCGATCGTCGTTTTGGCCGCGGTCATGTGGTGCTTCCGCGAATCGGCCGCCGTGCTCCACAGCACCGTGCTCGTGCCGGTCGTGGAGTCGCACACCGTGTTCATCCGGCAGACATCCGAGACGCTCAAAACCCTCGGTAACACCCAAGACCGCCAGGCCGAGACACTCCAGGAGATCGCCGCCGGTCAGCGCGAGATCCAGCATGCCATCGGCCGCATCGGCGCCGGGGAGGGTGCGCGATGATCGTCAAAATCGAAGACCACACCGATGCCCTCCGACGGGCGGTCAGCCGAGCGATGTTCAAGAACCTCGGCCACGCCGGCGCGAGCCTGCGGCTGGCCGCGAGAAGTCTGATTCGCACGCGGCAGACGTCGAGCGATCCGGGAAGCCCGCCCACCACCCGAAAGGGGGCACTTCGCAACTCGATCCTCTACGCCGTCGAGGGCGACCACACGGTCGTCATCGGCCCGAGCGTGACGATGATCTCCGACGTGGCGCGAGTCCACGAGCACGGCGGCAGTCAACGGCCGCGGTGGCTGCGAGGCAAATCGGAGGCCGAGCTGCTCACCGCGGGCACCAACTGGGAGCTCGTCGTCGGCGGTCACGGCCCGATCGGCGACTCCCGCGGCACGGCCTACATCAAGTTCACGAGCCAAGCGCAGGTCGACAAGAGCCAGCGGTACATCGAAACCGCGCCCGGCGACTCATTTGGCAACACGCGCAAATCGCGGCTCCAAGCCGAGAAACGCCGCATTCTCGCGAAGGTCGCCAAGCAGGGCGGCGTCGCCACCTACCCCAGACGTCCGTTCATGGGGCCGGCCCTCATGGACAACCTCGACCGGCTCTCACCGATGTGGGCCAACAGCGTTCGCTAACCAACCCCAAGGAGGGATCGACGATGACCAAGATCGGACTCGACTGCAAGCTCTACCGCAACACCGGCACAAACGCGTCACCGGTGTGGAACGAAATCGCCAACGTGCAGGACGTGACAGTCCAGCTCTCGAAGGCCGAAGCCGACACGAGCACCCGGGCCTCCGGATGGAAGACCCGCAAAGGCACCCTGAAAGATGCCTCGATCGACTTCCAGCTGAAGTACGTTCCGGGCGACGCCGACTTCGCGGCACTGCTCGCCAGCTTCACCGGAAACAGCTCAATCGAGCTCCTGGCCCTCGACGGCGCGGTCGCCACGACCGGTTCCCAGGGGCTCCGGGCGATCTGCGAAGTGTTTCAGTTCCAGCAGGGCCAGCCGCTCGAGGGCGCGGTGACGTTCGACGTTTCGGCCAAGCCGACGCCGACGTTCGACAACAACGGCGCCCTCATCGCTCCGACATGGTTCACGGTTGCAGGAGCCTAACCCATGCAAACATTCACCGACACCGCCGGGCGGGTCTGGTCGATGGCGATCAGCACCCACACGATCAAACGCGTGCGCACGCTGCTCTCCGTCGATCTCATGGAGTTCGTCGAGGGCGAGCTCATGGCAAAGCTCATGGGCGACGTTGTGCTGTTCGTGGACGTGCTCTACGCGTGCTGCAAGCCGGAAGCGGACGCCCGGGGCGTCACCGACGAGCAGTTCGGCCAAGCGATGTCGGGGGATGTGTTGCTCCAGGCCGAGGAGGCACTGGCAGAATCGCTTTTTTCTATTTCCCACCCGTCCCGCCGCCAAGCGGCGCGGACGGCGTGGGAGAAGTTCAAGGCGCTGCGGGAACGGACGGGCGAACTGGCGGTGGTGCGGCTGAACGATCCGGCGATCAACCGGAAGCTCGAAGAGATTCTGAACAGACCGATCGACCTCGATTCACTGCCGCCGACGCCTGGCAACTCCTCTACCAGCTCGCCGGCGTCGTCGGGGTAGATCCCGGCCCGCTAACGATGCGGGAACTGTTTTGGATGGCCGACGGGAGAAGACGAGACGAGTGGAGACGGACGGCGCGACTATGCAGCGTGATGGCAAACATTCACCGCGACCACACTGCCAAGCCGTCGCCGTACTCCGACGACGATTTCAACGACTACGCCACCCCTCGGCATGAGGCACGGATCAAAGCGCCCATCACGATTCTGAAAAGCATCTTTCTCGGCGACGAAAGGAACTGACGTGTCATCCACCGCGATCCGCGCCGGCGCAGCGTACATCGAGCTCACGCTCCGCGACGGCATTTCCCGCCCGCTCCGGACCGCGTCGTTCGCCCTGAAGGACTTCGGAAACGCCGTCTCGTGGCAAGGTGCCAAAATCGCGGCGATGGGGGCCGCGGTCACCGCGCCCCTCGCGGCGATGGCCCACTCGTTCGCCCGGTCGGCCGTCGAGTCGGGTCGATTCGCCACCCGCCGCGACGCCGCCAACGTGATGGGCTACGTTTCGGCGATGCTGCGGCTCACGGACGCCATCGCGGCGTTCCGCGACGCCCTGGGGTCGGCCGTGCTGCCCCTGTTCACTCGCTGGCCCAATGCCCTGGCCCGGATTCTCACTCAGGCCACCGCATGGGTGCGGGCGAACCGTGTCCTCGTGCAGAGCGTCGCGCGGCTCGCCACGATCGTCGTCGCAGCCGGCACCGCGCTCGTTATCGTCGGCAGGGCGATCGCGACGATGGGGAGCGTGCTCGGCGTGCTCGCCGGCGTGGCCGCGGCAGCGTCAACGGCCGTCGCCACGATCGGCACGGTGCTCGCGGCCATGTTCACGCCGCTCGGGCTCGTCATCGGCGCCGTCGTGACCCTCGGGGCGGTGTTGCTCTACCACACCGGCGCAGGAGCGGCGGCCGTCCAATGGCTCGGCGACGCGTTCTGGCAGCTGCACGATGACGCCAAAGACGCGTGGCAGGGAGTCGCCGACGCCCTGGCGGCCGGCAACATCCAGCTCGCGGCCGAAATCGTCTGGCTGGCGCTGAAAATGGAATGGCAACGCGGCGTGAACGCGCTCAACCAGATCTGGATCACCGCGAAGGATTTCTTCCTCCAGGTCTGGAGCAACGCGTCATTCACCGCCGCCGGCTACTTCATCGACGCGTGGGCGATGGTCGAAAACGGATGGGTCGAGACCGTCGATTTCCTGGCCGACACCTGGGCCATCTTCACGAACATCCTCACGAAGACGTGGCACTCCGCCATCGGATTCATCAAAAAGGCGTGGGTCGGGCTCAAATCGCTTTTCGACAAAGACATCAACGTCAACGCCGAGGTCACCCGGATCAACGCCGAGACGGACGCCAAATGGAAGGCCGCAGACGATCAGCAGAACGCCGCCATCGGGGCGCGCAACGAAAGCCGCAAAAACCGCAAAGCCGAGATCGAGCGAAACCGCCAGCAAGCGCAAGCAAACCTCGGCCAAGACCAAGCCGCTGACGACGGAGGCCGCGCCGCGGAGTTCGACCGCCAGCGCCGCGAGTCGGAGGCCAAGCTCGACCAGGCCCGCGGCGAGTTCAACGCCGCCCGCGGGAAGGCCCGGGAAGAACGGGCCGAGGTCGAGAAAACCGAGCGCACCGGCCAGATGGAACTGCCGGTCATGCTCAACCAGGAGAAGTCCAAGCTCGAAAGCAAGGGCACGTTCTCGGCCCTGGCCGCGCGCGGCCTGGGGGCGGATTCGCTGGCCGACCGCACCGCAAAGGCGACGGAGAAATCCGCCGAACTCCTGAAAAAGATCGACAAGGGCGTCAAGGGCGCGGGAGCCATCTTCGCATGACCATCCAGATTTTCGAGACGTTTGATTCTCGCGCCTTGAACGACGGTCTCACGACCGACCAGCAGCTGCGGTACATCGTCACCGGCACCGACACCGAACAGGAGGTCATCGACACCGTACTCGCGACAGCCCCAAGCGTGTTCGGAGTTCTCCGCCGTGTCGGCTTTTCAGCCGAACCGCTTGGAGGCGGCATTTGGGATATCACCGTCCCCTACGAAACGCGCAAGGAATCCCAGTGGTCGTTCGAGACGGGCGGAGCGACGACTCGGATCACGCAATCGCTCCAAACCGTCGCGAGGTACGCCGCCAGCGGCGCGACCGCGCCCGACTTCCAGGGCGCGATCGGCGTCAACGGCGACACGGTCGACGGAGTCGACGTCACCGTTCCGGTTTACAACTTCACCGAGACGGTGCGGAAGGCGGGCGCCGACGTCACGCAAGCCTATAAGCTCGCGATATTCGCCTGCACCGGCAAAACCAACAACGCCACGTTCCGCGGCTTCGCCGCCGGCGAAGTGCTCTTCCTCGGCGCCAGCGGCACGAAAACCGGCGTGGACGACTGGGAGATCGCGTTCAAGTTCGCGGCCAGTCCAAACGTCACCAACCTTTCGATCGGCGGCGGCATCACGGTCTCGAGCAAAAAGGGGTGGGAATACCTCTGGGTGCGGTTCGCCGACAAAGCCGACACCACGGCGCAAGTTCTCGTCAAACGGCCCGTCGCCGCCTACGTCGAGCGCGTGTATGAATCCGCCAACTTCTCCACCCTGGGGCTCGGATAATGGGCGGCAACGCATTCAAACGCGCATCACAAGGCGGCAAGCTGGAGATACCCGCTGCCGCATGGAACGCGTGTCTCGACGCGGCGGAAGCCAACAAGACCTGGAGGCAACTCCCAGACCGCGGCACTCCGCAGCTTCCGCAAACCGACATCGTTTTCGTCAAGAACGTCAGCGGGTACGCCGTCGGCCGGTTCTACATCCTCGGCGTCGGCGGATTCGTGTTTCCGCTGTCAACGGCCTGGTCAAACGCCAACCTCATGACGAGCTTCGGAAATCAGATCGTGCTCGAAGGCGTCAACCCGACCGCCGCGCATCGCGGAAACTTTGTCGTGTGCCTCGACCCGATTGCTCCCGGGGAGGTCGGCCGCGGGTGCATTTCCGGCGTGTGCATGACAGGCGTCATTTTCCGCAACCCAGCCCACAAGTTCGCCGAGGCCACTCCCAACGGACGCGGAGGGCTGCTATCCAGCGATTCCGGCACGGCTCGAATCCTGGCCTACACCACCGCCAGCGGCAACGACCCACCCGTCGAAACAGACTTTACCTACGCGATCGTGCGGCTCGGCGAAGCATCCGCGACGCATCGCCTGTGCAAAACAACCAGCAGTTTTCCAAAAAACACCGTCGCCACGCTCGACGTGTGGGAAGCGGGAACGCCGCCCTCGGAAACTCAAACCACACCGGATTCTGACGTCCCCGAGGAAACGGTCCCCGACGTTATCAACAAGTTTGCAGCCATCGGCGCAAACAAGTTCGTCAGCGTCGCCAGACATAACAACGGCCGATGGTACGTCGTCGCTGCGGAGTGCTGAGTATGGTGCTCTTTCCGACCTGCCAATGCTGCGGATGTCAGACGTGCATCGACATTTCCAAGGTCGTGTCGGTGCCCGCCTATGGAGACGGAAAGTGCCACCCGACCGACTCGCAGACCTGCACCATCACGATACCAGACGCGTATTCCCTACCCGTCACCGTGCGACTATCCGGCTACGTCGATGACGACGTGAAGTTCAACGGTAGCATCCTCGAACCCGGGAAATACATCTACGCCGACGGTTGCAACGGGGCGCACACGATCGGCACGGCCGACAGCGGACCGGGGTACGTGGACAAGACAGTGAGCGCCCGCACGTTTACGCTCACACTCCTCGACAACTTTGGCGCGGTGAGTTCGATCGCCATGCGGGTGTGTGTTGATCCATTGAACACGCAAGGCGTGTGCCTCGCGCCGACCAGCGACTGCCAAGACCCACCGCCCCCGATTGTGCAGTGCTGCCAGCGCGTCGAAGAATGCGAAGGCGTGACGATAGCCAAATGCGTGAACGTGCGTGCGGACGTGTGCTGCAAGTCCTACGCGTATGGCACGGAAACAGACTGTTCGGGATCGAACCCGCCTTACACGGCCTGCACCGCGGGCGGGCCAAACCCCAACAGCACCCCCCCGTATGACTGCGCAAACGAGGCATTTGCGTTTGGCGCCTACGTGCATGTTTCCGGATGGTCATCGTGCTTTGAATGCACCGGACTGAGCGCGGAACTGGCGGCGATTTTCGCTGAGATTGACGCCGTCGTGAATCAGACCTGGTACGTGCCCATGACGTGCCTGGGCAACGCCACAAAGACCTACACGTTTCCCGGCGGCTCCGAAGTAGGAGGCGAGTGGACTGTGGTCGTGTTCGTCGACTTGTGCAACAGAGATTGCACCATCACTTTTGCCAACGCTGTCGGCATCGGAACTACCGTCTACCGGCTCCAACTCTACCTGTCGAGCCTCACCAAAACCGATTCGCCATGCAACAGTTTCCAGGTGTGCGACTGCGTTGCATATTCAAGCGGTGACGTTGACGGAACCGGAAACGGAAACTTATTGGTCAACGCTAGCCCATGAAACTATGTGTTTTCACTCCAGACGCAGACGGAACGACGGCAACGTGCCTCGCGTGCGGATTCACCATCCCCGCGGCGACTCGTCTGGTCATCGAATGCGGCGTCGGGCAGCAACACGCCGCGATGCGGGAGTTTTCACACCAGCCGCCACCGCCCGACGGCCCAGGAACGAAACTCAAAACCCTCCTCCGCGACTGGCTCGGCATCGAGGCGTCTCCGACATGCCGGTGTAACGGCATGGCCGTGAAGATGAATCGCCTCGGCCCCGAGTGGTGCGAATCCGACGAGGGCATGTCGGAGATTCTCGGCGTCATGCGAGACGCACACGCGAAGCGATGGGCCGATGGCAGCACGGTCCTGCCGTGGACTGACTTTGCGGCGAAGCGGCTCGTGCTGCTCGCATGCAGGCAGGCCCGATCCGCGGCACGCGACCTGGAGAAATCGTGACATGCACATCGGCCTATCAGAAATAG